ACTCAGCTAGGTACAGCTGGAGATGGTATAGAAGTTGTTGGTGGTGATGCTGCTGACGATGGCTCTCCTGCTGGAACTGGTGCTCAGACTGTAAAGGTCAAAGGATTGGATACTTCTTTTAATATTAAAGAAGCTAACATGACTTTGAATGGCACAGGTATTGTTGAGCAAGGTGATACAGATTGGACTTTTGTTAACGAAGCGTACATCACAGCTGCTGGTTCTGGTTTGGCTGCTGCTGGAACGCTAACTTTCTCCAATGATGCTGCTGGAAATAACATGGGTCTCATAGAAGCAGGAGACTATGGTATTCATAATTGCTGGTGGAAAGTACCAGCTGGACATACGGGATATGTTCATGGCTTTTGGGGGAACGTAACCGCTGTAGCTACGTCTGCTGGTGGAGCATACTTTGCTCTTCAGATTGCTCGACATGGGCTTCAGGGTGTAGCTAGTTCAGAAACTTGGGATACTGTAGCGGAGATGTATGTGTCTGAACCAGACAATGACATTGCTACAACTTCACAAGTAGTGCCAGGATTCTTTTCATTTCCTGGTAATGTACCTTTTGTTTGTCCAGCTAAATCTATTGTACGTTTAGCTGCTAAATCTGCAAGTGGGTCTACAGCCTGTACTGGTGGATTTAATATTATGATACAAGGTAGTGGTAGTGGAACTACTGTTACTGAGAGTTAATCTAAGAGGAGCCTAGGGTAACTTAGGCTCCTTGTTTTTTATTTGAGGAAACAATGACTGATACAAGTAGAACCGTAAGTGCTCTAGTTACTAACTTGTTTCAAGATGGTCAAGCAGCTGGTTCTATTACACCTCAGGACTTGCGTGATCTTGTTGAGACCTGTCAAGTTAAACAAGGAAGCATCTATTTAAGCACAGCTGGATCAACAACGATCTCAGGACAAGCAAACGTTACACCTACTTCTTTAACTAACATGGTTGAAGTAACTACAGGTGGTACGTTTACTTTAAGTACAGCTCCTACTGCTAATGAATTTGATATGAATGCAGATGGACGTTTAAGATATACAGGTACACCTACAACAAATGTAAAGTTTGATTGTAGTGCTATGGTTGAACTTAATACTTCTGCTGTTAGTAAAGAATTAGTAGTGGCAGTAGCTAAAAATGGTACAATAGTTTCAGGAGCTAAGATGGGTGGTTTTGGTGCTACTGTTACTGTCAACTCTGTACCTATAGCTGTCTCAGGGTTTGCTTCAATGGCAACTAATGATTACCTAAGTGTATTCATTGGTAATGTAGACTCTACTGACAATATCACTTGTCGTATGTGTCAACTCACAGCTCACAGTCTGGTAACTTAAAATGGCTTTTATATCCTTAACACCTATGACAGAGCTTGAAGCTGTTAATATACTTCTGGCTGCTATAGGTGAAGCTGCTGTATCTAGTCTGGAAACAGCTACTACAGTAGAAGTAACTCAAGCTAAGAAATTACTTTCTAATGTAAACAGAGCAGCTCAACAAAAGGGATGGCATTTTAATACAGAGTGGGACGTAGTGTTAACTAGAGATAGTGACAATAGGATTCCTCTTAGTGAGTCTATCCTTTCTGTGTATCAACCAGGACAGCTCATGACAATTAGAGGTAGGTCTGGTGATATGTATGCTTATGATTTAGATAACAATACATTTACTTGGACTAAGAATTTAAACAATGCTGTTACTATTACCTTACTAGACTTTGTTGATACACCTAATACCTTTAGACAGTATGTAACTACTAGAGCTGCTAGGATTTTCCAAGAGGAAATTATAGGACAAGTCTCAGCTGAAACTGTAAACAGACAAGAAGAAGCAGAAGCTTATGCTGATCTATTAGATGATGATGCAGAGCGATCAGGATTAAACGTAGCTTATGGGACATTAGATATGTTAAATACGACTCAGCTTCACCGGAAATTATGGTAGATGCCCTTAATTACAGAGCAAATAAGCAATCTCATCAATGGAGTTTCTCAGCAACCACCTAGTCTAAGACTTGCTTCTCAGTGTGAGGTACAAGAGAATGGCATGGTTACTATTGCTGAAGGTCTTAAGAAGAGACCTCCATTAGAGCACGTTGCTAAGATAACCAATAAGACAGACACAGATGCTAAAGTACATTTCATAGACCGAAGTGACACCGAAAGGTTTGTACTGTTACTGTCTTCAGACCAGTTTGATACCGCATTTTCTAGTGATTTTACTGGTACAGAAATAGAACTTACAGATTTAAGTGGTAACTCACAGAGCATAAATGGTGACACAGGAGATGCACTTACATATATTACCACAAGTGATGCTAGGGATAACTTAAGATTATTCACAGTAGCTGATTATACTTTTATATTAAACAAGAATAAGACAGTAGCTAAGAGTACCTCTGTAAGCTCCTCAAGAGACCCTGAAGGCATTGTTTTTATAAAGCAAGCCTCCTCTGCCACTACCTTTAAAGTCTTCTTAAATGGAGTCTCAGTAGGTTCTATAACAGCTGACGCTGATGCTGATACTTTAGTTACAAATGTAGCGACAGCTATGAGTAGTGTTTCTGGCTTTACCGTTACTAAATTTGGTAGTAGTAATGTCCATGTAACTAGGTCAGATGGAGCAGACTTTACACTTCATGCAGAAGCTCCTGAAGCTAACATGACAGCCATTAAGGACAGTGTAGTAGACTTTACAGACCTCCCTGCTAGGACTAAAGATGGCTTTACTATTAAGATTACAGGAGACCCTAGTTCAGGGACTGATGATTACTGGATTAAGCATAACAACCAAGCTGATGAAGACGTAGGTGAGTGGGTAGAGACTGTAGAACCAGGATTAGCTAATAGCTTAGATGCTACTACTATGCCCTTACAGCTGGTTAGAACCTCAGAAGACCCTTGGGATGCTGCTTTTAGTTCTGACTATGGTGAGACTGTATTTTCTTTATCTACTATTACATGGACAGAGAGACTAGCAGGAGACGAAGTAACAGCTCCTGATCCTACTTTTGTAGGTGAGACCCTTAATGATATGTTCTTCCACAAGAATAGACTAGGGTTCCTAGCTAATGAGAACATTATCTTGTCTGAGTTAGGTGAGCACTTCAACTTTTATGCCACTACTGCTACTGATCTACTAGATACAGACATGATTGATCTAGCAGCTCCTACTAATAAAGTTAGTATCCTACATAATGCTGTACCATTCAATGAAAACCTAGTATTATTTAGTGACTTTGGGCAGTTTAAGTTGACTGAGTTTGCAGCTGGTGGACTCACTCCTACTAATGCCAAGCTATCCTTGCTTACTGAGTATGAACATGATAAACTAGTACAACCTGTAGTTAATGGTAGGAAGGTTTACTTCTCTGATGAGAATGATGGCTTCTCTGTACTAAGAGAGTTTGGTATAGTAGAAGACTTACAAGAAGAAACAGCAGAAAACATTACGTCTCATGTACCTAGTTATATTAAAGGTAAAGGCTTTGAGATTATACCTCATGATGACTTTATGTTTATACTGTCTGATGAGAACTTAAATGAAGTATTCTTATACAAGTTTCTTTTTCAAGAAGGACAAAAGAAATTAAGTTCTTGGTCTAAGTGGAAGTTTAAAGATGAAGAAAAAGTAATAGGTATGACCGTCATGGATCATATAGCTTACTTTGTTATTGTTAGACCTGATGGTACTTATTTAGATAAGATGTCTTTACAAGATGCTAACCTTACAGACTTAACTGAGAGTTCTACTCAATTAAGTTTTAAGGTATTGCTAGATAGGTCTGTAGAACTTACTGGAGTATACAATGCTGGTGCTGATACTACTAGTTGGACATTGCCTTATCCAGACGATTTTGGATCAACTTTCAGAGTAGTCTTAGGGCCAGCTTGGGAAGGTAAAGAAGGAACACAAGTACAAGGGTTAACTCAAACTACTGCTACTACAGTAACTGCTACTGGAGATTACTCAGATGCTCCTGCTTTTGTAGGTAAAGAGTATCAGTTCTTATATGAGTTTACTGAGCCTACTATTAAGACAGAAGTACAAGGAAGACTCAGTTCTCTATCTGGTGGTGTACTAAAGATTCGTAAGTTTAACATTGATTACTTTAAGACAGGCTACTTTGAATTTAGAGTTACAGCTCCTGGTAGAGATGCGTTTACCCATAAATTTACTGGTAGAATACTAGGATCAGCTTTGAATACCATAGGTACTATACCATTTGAAACTGGTAACTTTAAGAAGTTAATACTAGCTGATGCTAAAAGTTTAAAACTAGAAGTTGTGTCTAACTCATACCTACCACTTGCTCTTACTGGTGCAGATTGGGAAGGTAACTATGTAGTGAGGACAGTAGGGAGAAGGTAGTGAAGCCGTACCATAGGAAATCACAGTTAGATGATTTAACATATCTTTCATTACATTTAAGGTATGAAGATCAACGTGAGGTTGAAGCTTTAGGACATACGGTAGAACAATCCTTAGCTTTAGGTTTTGGCAATAGTACTATCTGCCGTTCTATTATAGACAATAGAGGTAGAGTAGTAGGTATCTATGGTGTAGTTCCATTGTCAGACAAGTGTGGACAAGTATGGATGCTAGGTACTGAAGGTCTTGTAAAGATCAAGACTGCTTTCCTTAAACAATCAAGATCAGAGGTAGACGGTATGAATAGCGTATATCCACATCTCTGTAATTTTATTGACTCAAGAAATGAAGTACACCTTAAGTGGATCAAATGGTGTGGCTTTAAGATACTTGGAGAAAAGATTATTAATAACGTGAAGTTCTATGAATTTTGTAGGTTAGCCTGATGAGTATTCCGTCTGGTTACATGATGTTACAAGGAGCAAGTGCAGCTTTTAATTTGTTCAACAGGTTCTCTGATTATAGTGATCAAACATCTGCTGTATATGCACAATATGATGCAGCTTATCGACAATCTAATGCTCTAGATGATACTACTTATAATAAATATGTACATTTAGGTAATGTACAACAATTAGAAGCTAAAAAATATGCAGCATCTTTACATGATCTCTATAGAGTAGCTAGAAGAACTAAAGCTGCTGAAAAAGTAAAAATTAATCAACAAGGCGGTAGTGCTTCTCAGGTAGGAATGAAACGTCTTCAAGTATTAGACTATGAAATTCATGCAGCTGCAAGACGTAAAAATGAGAATTTTGAAACAGGGCGAGTTAACTACTTAAATCAAATAAACAGAACTAGATTAGAAAATATTAGTAGGAAAAATCAAATCTTTAGTGGTCTCAGTACTTTACCAAGTAAAACAGGACTTGTTACAGGTATTGCTGGTGATCTTATTAGTTCCTCACTATCTATTGGTTATGGAACAAATAAAGATGGTAAAATCTTTAGTAGAGTGACAGGATCATAATGGCACAACAAGCAAATAGATTTGGATTAGATGAAGTCAGAACGCAACTAGCAGCTCCTCTAGATAACTTTGTTACACAAGGGCCACTAGATACTAGACTAACCACAAACACTAGATCAGCTGGCATTAATTCATTTACTAAAGCTTTAAGTCAATTAGCAGAAAAAGAACAAGCTAAAAAAATACATAATGATATTATAGATGCACAGTTAGCTTCTGCTTATAATAAAGAACAACCTAAAGGATTAGAAGCTGAAGCTGTTTTTGCTTTTAATAAATCAGAAGATGCTAAATTAGGTTTAACTACTAGACAAAACCTATTAAATTACGCTACTATAGAAGCAGCTGAGATTCTATCTTCTGATCTATCTCGTAAAGAAAAACTTAGTCAGATAACTCTTGGTATGCAAAGTATAGTTAATATTGGTAAACAAGGTATTAGTTCTGCTAATGCTGCTGCTATGTTTCCTTTGATTGAAGCAGATTTTCATAAGTATACAGGTTTAGCTAGTGCAGAATTGGCTAAACAAAAGAAAGAGGAAGAGTCTAGTATTAATGCTCAAGCTATAGAAAGTATTATAGATGGAGAATACAGTCAAATAGCTACATTATTAACTGACACTATAGCAGGTAAAGATACTATTTCAGAAGATGATGATGCTTCTCCAGAAGAGTATGCTACAATTCTAAACAATGTACAGAATGGATTAGCTTCTAAAGGATTCTCTATTAAGAAGTTTAATGATATACAGAGACATATTTTGCAAACAGGTAGAGGAGCTGGAGTTAAAGAAACACAGCTTACTATTCTTCATGCTATGATGTCTAGATTACTTAAAGCTGCTCAAGAAGGAGATGCTTTAGTAAACCCAAAAATTATAACTAACTTGATTAATGGTTTAAAAGGAAATCCTAATGTTAAAGGTTCTAAACGTCCATCACTTAGAGCTGAAATAAGTGGTAATACAGCTTATGGTAAAGACTTTAAGGAACTTGAAGATAACTTTAGAAAACAACTTAAGACTATTCTTAGTAACAAGAGAACTTTAAAAGATAACGCTACAAAGGATAGAGATAATGCGATAGCCAGTACTATATTTGATGCACCTGAAGGAACATACACACAGGAACAAGGTGAACAAATACTTAAGGGATTAACTGACGTTACTAAACAGATTGCTTTTACGAAACAATGGGTCAAACAGTTTTCAGCAGAATCACAAAATAGTTCTACTTCTTCAGCCTACATTAATGCGTTAATAACAAGCAGTAATGTACTTACTCCTGATGATAAAGAGATAGATGAAGTAGCTTTTGCTATTCATGTTAATGAATATAACCTTAAACCTGAAGCTGCTAAAGCACTTAGAAAAGTTATTGATCCAAGGTCTAAAGCAGCAAACCATCGTAAAAGAGTTTTAGAAAATGCTACAGTTATGAAACTAAGAGAAAGTTTCAGACCTACAGTTAAAGCTTATTTAAAAAACTTAGGAATGAAAGAGCTAGTTTCAGAATATTTTAAAGATGGTAAAAGCGTTCCTACTCCTATCGTATTAGCTGGTATAGCTAAAAAATTTGGAGCACAAAGTGTAGTATACAACAAAGCTTCACAAATACTTAATGCTGAACTTGAGTTTACTAAAGAATTAGAAGGTCTTATAATAGCTAATCCTGATAAAGAAGCTGAAGAACTAGCACTTATAGCAGAGGCAAAATACAATAATCTGTTTAAGGATGTTATAACAGGAAAGACTCCTGGTAGTACTGAAGATGAAGAACAGAAAGCAATTATAGAAGAACGTCTTGCAAAATCTGGTAAGACAATAGGAGGAGAACCTTCAGCAGCTTCTGGAGCTGTAACTACTACTACTACTACTACTCCTACACAAGAAAAAGCTAAGATAGAACAAGAAAAGAAAATAGCTATAGCTAAAGTTTTAGCAGATACTAAAGACCCTGATACATTTGCTGAATATGTTGAATTAGCTACTAAAGAATTTGAATATGAAAAACAAATAGTAGAAGATAACCATAAATTAACTGGAGTAACTCCTGCTACAAGAGGGGAGAAGATGAGATTAGTTCTAAAATATGGAGGTACACCTACAGGTAGAGACAGTGATATTGGTGTATCTGAAAGGGCTGTAGCTGCTATAGCTACTAATCCTGAAGTAGGACTTATTCTTAGAGCTAAAGCATTACAAACAGCTGAAAAAAAGTTAAAAGAAAAACTTAGTAAAAATGTATTTACTTTTAGAACTCCTAAAGAAATACAAAAAAATATTGATGAAGGTAAAAATCTATTTACAATGGGTAACTTTCAGTTTACAACTGATGATTTAAAAGGATTAACACTTAAAAATACAATAGAGTTTCCTGGTAATGTAGCTTTTTATTTTAAAAGACTTATAGATGACATTAGAGTATTTAGAGGTACAAATCAACCTCTTAGACCTAAGATAGATATACCTAACTATGAGGAACAAATACCACAAGAATCTACTAAAGAAAAAGAAGAAGTAAGTAATATTGGAAAAGCTAAAGAATCTATATTAAAAGCACTTTCTCCAAAAGAAGCTGAAGGAGCTACTACTTCTCAAGATGCTGACTTTGATCCTAGTAAGCCAAGAACAAAAGAAGAAATTATTGCAAATGCTGCTGACCCTAATCTGATGAGAGAGTCTTTAGAAAAAGGAGAAGAATCTTTATTTACACCAGAAGCTTATAAAAAACTTATTGAGTTACGTTCTGATGAAGACAACACAAAAGCTCCAGTAAAAGAAAAAGACCTTGTAGAGATATCAAATATGTATCAAGCAGTATCAGGTATGGGAAAAATAGCAAAAGAATTACTAGTAAAACAATTAACAAATGAATTTGATCCTAAAGCTGAAGGCTCAAGAGGATTCACAGGGCCAGCTAGTAAGACTCTTGCAGCTAAACCTGAAGGAGCTAGAGGTGCTACTGGTATTTATCCTGAGTACGGAGATCAGTTTACAGGAGGGACTTCTGAAGAGTCTGACATAGAAGGATTTACAGGTAAAGAAGTGGATATGCCACCAATTGTAATGGATGAAATTGTTGTTTCTGAAAAAGCTAAACCTTCTGCATTGTCTGGTTTACCTAAAGAAATTCAAGAAGATATTAAGAGACAGTTAGGAGCTAGTTATTATCAATCCAATTTTTTCACAAAAGAACATTCTCTAGTTAGAAAAGATTTAAAACAAGAAGTTAAAGCTAATATAAAATCTTTTACTAAGATTATTGGACAAAGTAATAAACCTACATTAACTAAACATTTAGAAATATTAACTCAAATAGAAGATGGTGGTAATTCAACAGATAAAACTAAATTTGTTCATCGTGATGGTGATAAACCTAACATATTTACGGCTATGTATGGTGTAACTACTACAACAGCTAATAACGTATTTAAAAAATTAAACTCTCCCCTTACTTTTCAAAAAGGTGATAAAATTACTAAAGATCAAGCAGCCGTTGTAGTTGAGTTTATAAGAAAAGAAGCTTTAGCTGACCTAGAAAAAGCTACGAAAGGCCCAAATTCTATAAAATTAAGTGAAGAACAAAAAGAGGTTTTAGTTTTATTATCTCATAATTTAGGACTATTAAGTATACATACTCCTAAAGCTTTAAAAGCTCTTAAACGTGGAGATTTACAAGCAGCTAAAATAGAGTTTTTCTCTAGAGCAAAAGGCCCAAATAAAGTAAATAAGAAATTTAACGAAGGACTTTTTAAAAAGAATAATACGTTATTAGGTTTGTTTGAGAGGTTTGGTAAATAATGGTACAGATATTCGATCCCAATAGTCAAGAAGCTACTGACCAGTTTAACTCTATTCAGAAACATAGAGCTAATTATGAAGGTTCTAAACAGCAAGAGAGGGATTTAGATACTGAATCTTATGAAAATGAAGTAGCTCCTAATATAGAATTAGAACAAGAGAAAGCTAATAAAGGACATGACGGTTTCTTTCAAACTATCTTTGAAGCTCCAGTAGATGTAGGTACTGGACTTCTTAAAGCTGGTGAAGAAATAGCAGTATCTATGGGTGCTCCTAAGAACTTTTTAAACTTATCATCTCCTGATGATTTAGCTAGTGAAATGATCCAGAAGTTTAGTCAGTTTGCTGGCCCTTACGCTTTAGCTTTAACTCCTGTATCAGCAGCTACGGCTCCTATTGCCTTTTTATCTAAACATAAAAAAATTAAACAAGTACTTGATGCAGCTATAGCAGGGATGCCAGTAGATGCTTTTGCTTTTGCTCCTGAAGACGGTAATATTTTTAATTTCTTAGTAACTACTTTAGGAGTATCTGAAGATAGTAGAGCAGGAGCAGCGATTAAAGAATACTTAATGGTAGACCCTGCTGATACAGAGCTTAAGGCTAGAGCTAAGAACGCTTTAAGTGGTCTTATAGGAAGTGTCATGTTTGATATGATCATCCGAATGATGGGTGGTACTATTAAATCAGGATATAGAGCTGCTAAAAATATAGCTAAAGGTGATGCTCAATTACTAGATACAGCTGTACCTCATGCTGATGATGTATTTTCTGGAGGTCAGAAAACACAAACAGATGGTAGTGCTCCTCCACAGGCTACACTAACAGATACACCAAAAGCTGATACAGAGTCAGCTAGTCACGTTAATCCTACTGATGATGAAGTTAAAGAATTTACAGATGCGTTAGGTGTTGAATATACTGATGTAATAGATAGAGGACAACAAGGATTAACTCCTGATGAATTAGCTTTTGTAGGCACTAAATTTCCTACTATTGATGCTGCTGAAATTAGAGCTGCTGATAAAGAATTAGCTGATGGTGCAGAGTTTTACCACTCATCTAGTCCTGAAGCAAAGCAACAAATGAGAGATGCTTTTGAGAAAGCTTATAATGGGGAAAAGTTAACTGATGCTGAGTTAGATCAGATGAACCCATTTAATCTTACTAAGCTTAATTCTCCTACTGAACGCTTACAGATAATTGCACAGATGGGTGAGATCATGAAAGACACCCTTCCTCGTAATATAGATGATGCTGCTAAAGCTGCTCGTAGAGAAATGTTGGATCAAGAAATTCAGAAACAAATTAAGTATTTTGGTGCTGATCCTGAAGGCTTCCTTAAGAATCTACAAAAGGCAGCTCCTACAGTTGAAGGACAGTTTAAGTTTCTTAGAGCTGGTAAAACCTTCACTGATCTACAAGTACAGAAATCTCTAAGGATGGTAGGAGAGTCTATTAGACTAGGAACTAAAGCTGCTAGACAAGCTGCTGATGAAGCTATTTTAAATGCTATGAACGCAGCTAGAGCTACTAGTGGTCTTAATACAGCCTTTGGTAGAGGTTTAGCAGAACTTAAGAATATTGCTGATGCAGGAGATTTAGCTAGTCAAACAGGACTAATTAAAACTAATATGATCCATGATATTATTACTTCTACTCCTGAACTAGGAGCTAAAAGAGATGGCATATTAAATACACTTGAGCAATTATCTAAGAAGGAACGACAGGCTTCTCCTGAAGATTTTAAGAAAGTTATGCGTGAGAGAACTGAAGAAGAACTCTCTGTAACTAATATTAAAAAGCTAGAGAAACAATTAGCTGATCTTAAGGCTGGTAAAGCTCCAAATAAGAAAGCTAAACGAGAACAAACACTTAAAGAAAAAGAATTAAAGAAACAGATTAAAGCTCTTAGAAAGAAAGCTCCTAGAAAAGTTAGAACAGAAGCTGAATTAGCTGCTTCTAATGTTAAACGAATACAAAAACGTATAGCTGATCTTAAGTCAGGTAAGACTCCTACTAAATCTAAAAGAGAACTTAGTGATCTAGAAGAAGCATTATTAGCTGAAGAGAAGATGCTTAAAGCTAACCAGAAAATAACTGACATTCTTTCTGCTGATGATCTTCAAGCTAGACAGAGACTTAGATTTCAGCAATTAAGTATTGGAGCTAAGACTAGAGATATACTTTTAGAAGTATATATTAATGGTCTACTTTCTAGTATTAAAACTTCTGTAGTTAACTTCACAGGTAACTCTACAGCAACAGTCTCTTCAATCTTTGAAAGAGCTTATGCTGGTGCTACTAATGATTCTATAGATGGAGTGACTTTAGGAGAAGCAGTCCAGCTTACATGGTCATACCTAACTTCTCAGGGTGATTTCTGGCGTACATTTTGGTATGCAACTAAAAATGGCCCTAGTACTAATGCTATTAAGAATGACTTGATTACTGTACATAATCAATCTATTAGTGGTGAACTATTAGGCATTGGTGGCAATTTAGGTAAAGCAATGAATGGTGTAGGTTGGGCAGTTAATCTGCCTGGTAGACTTTTGTTATCTATGGATGAAGCTTTTAAAATGGTACACTATAGAGCACAAATTGATGCTTTATCATACCGTAAGGCTCGTAAGCTTCTTGGAGAAGGTGCAGATAATAAAAGTATTGCTCTTAAACATTCTGAGATTAAAAATGATGTATTAAATCATAAAGATATATTAGAAGAAGCTAAGTCTTATTCTGAGATTAATACTTTTACCAATAAACTTCCTGAAATTGATCACTTTGATCCTGCTACCGGACAAATTACACAAGTAGGTGGACTATCTAGAACCTTTAAGAAGCTTTTAGATAGAGACCGTACTGGTCTTATGAGAACTTTTATACCTTTCTTTCAGACTCCAGTTAATCTTTTGTCTTACGCAGGACAACGAACTCCTTTTATTAGAAAATTTAGTGATAAATTACAGCGTGAACTACGTTCTGATAATCCAGCTACTAAACAATTAGCTGAAGCAAAAGTAGCTACAGGTAATATGATGTGGGCTACTACTATGGGTTTAGCTATGACAGGTAGCTATACTGGTGCTCCTCCTACAGATTATAGACTAAGGATGCAACAAGAAGAAGCTATGGGTGGGGCTTTTTGGTATAGTAGGCTAACTAAAGATGGGTGGGTTCCTTATGATAGGTTTGATCCATTAGGTATTATGATGGCTGGATCAGCTAATATGACTAATTTAGTTAAGAATATTATAGATTTAACAGGACAAGGCAATAGAGATGGTTATACAGCTGAACTTATGGAAGCTTTTAATCAAACTTATGCTGATGCTGTAGTAGGAACTGTACGTCTAGTTACTGACAGACATTATTTACAGGGATTTGGTAATCTTATAGACCTATTAACTGGAGATAGTAGAGGATTTAGTAGAGCTGCTGGAAATCTAGCTAATATGGTTGATCCTACAGCTGGCTTTTATTCTAGTTTTAGACGTAATCTTAATAAAGGAATTAATCCTGAAAAAGAAACTCCACTTAAACAAGCTGAAAGAGAAGCTAATGATCCAGTTACAGCTGGTTGGAATACTGTGGCTATAGCTCTTAATGAGATGTTTGAAAATTCTCAAAGTTTATTATTTGGTGGTGGTCAAAGACCTCCAGCTAGAAATCATATGGGGGAAGTTAAGCATTATCCTGGTACTACTAAGAGTGATGAACTACATCTTGGTATATGGGAAGGAACTAAAAATGCTTTACAAACTGGAATTAATCCTTTTGCTCCTAGTAAAAGACATACAAATCCTGTAATGAACAAATTAGCTACATTAGGTTCTACACTTCAAAGTCCTGCTCAATGGGAAGTTGTAAATGGAGTTAAATTATCTCAAGAGGAACATACTAAATTAGTAGATATATATGTAGCTATGAATAAATCTCAGAATTTAGAAAAATGGGTAAGCTCTAAATCTTTTAATTCTTTACCAGAAGCTATACAGTTAGATGAATTAGAAAATAGATTGAATTTAAACAGAGATATAGCAGAATTAAGAATAACAACTACATTTGATAGACTTAGAGATGCAAGTACTAAGAATATGTTAGAGAACCTTAGAAAAGATACAGCAGAGAGAGTTCCAAAAAGAAGTTCACAAAACTTATTTAACTTAGGACAACAATAGATGGCTAACTCAAAAGTACAATATACAGCTGATGGAAGTACACAATCTTTTGCTGTAACCTTTCCATTTATCAGTAGGTCTCATGTAAGTGTAGAAGTAGATGGATCAGCTGCTACATTTACTTGGAATAATGACAGTCAAATTACTATTGCAAGTCCTACTTTAAGTGGTGGTGAAGCTGTACTTATAATTAGAAAAAGTTCTAGGGCTACACGTTTAGTTGACTATGTAGATGGCAGTAACTTAACCGAAACTGACCTTGATTTAGACAGTAGGCAAGCCTTTTTTATGGCTCAAGAGTCTTTAGATGAGCTTGTATTGTTTAATGATGATGTTAAGGCTACTTCAGGTTATGTATTAGTAGCTGATGGTACTGACTTTAAGAGTGTAGCAATATCAGGTGATATTACTATCTCTACAGCAGGAGCAGTTACTATAGGTTCAGGTACAGTAGAATCTGCTATGATAGCTGCTGATGCTATTACTGGTGCTAAAATTGCTGATGATGCTATAGATTCAGAACATTATGCTGCTGGTTCTATAGATGTAGCTCACATGAGTGCTAACAGTGTAGACTCAGATCAATATGTAAACGGTAGTATAGATTTAGCTCACATGAGTGCTAACAGTGTAGATTCAGACCAGTATGTTGACGGTAGTATAGATAACGCACACATGAGTGCAAATAGTGTAGACTCAGATCAATATGTAGATGGCTCTATTGACACTGATCATCTGTCAACTTCAAGTGTAACTACAGCTAAAATAGCAGATGACGCAATTACTACTGCTAAAGTAACAGATGCAAACATTACGCTTGCAAAGATAGTGTCTGCAAGTGCAAGTAATAAGGTTCTTGGACGAGTTGCAAGTGGAGCAGGGGTGTTTGAAGAAGTAACCCTACAGACTACTTTATCTAGTACTGATGAAGCCATACCTACGTCTAAAGCTGTAAGAGATGATATTGTTGATATTGTTAATGCTGTTGGTGGTTTTGTAGCTATTGCATCAGAAGTTACTTTTCCAAATGCTAATCCAGACCCTGATGATGGTGCTGGTACTGTTGTATCTATAGCTAATGCAGGAGGAGTTGTAGTTGATGGTGCTGGAGAATCTACTACTGGTAGAACTGTTGGTGGATCTACAGTAACTATTACTGGTATTCCAGCTACTTACCAGAGTACTACCATAGCTGATGGTCTAGGTATGCAAGTAATAAGTACTACTACTTTAAATACATATACATATCATAAGATTATTGCAAAAGAAGGAGATACAAATACTGTAGCAACTTCTATTGCGAACGTCAATACTACTGCTGGTTCTATAGCCAATGTCAATACTACTGCTGGTTCTATAGCCAATGTCAATATTGTAGGTGCTGCAATTTCCAATGTCAATACTACTGCTGGTGCAATATCGAATATAAATTCTGTAGCTGGTGCTATTACTAATATCAATACTACAGTTTCTAATTTATCCAATATTAACCGATTTGCTGAAGAGTACACTATTTCTTCTTCTGCACCCGGATCACCGTCAGAAGGTGATTTGTGGTATGATTCTACAAATAATGTTTTAAAGGTACACAATGGGTCTACCTTTGTAGCCGTTACGTCTGCAACAGCTGGTATATTAAATGTTGTCGATGATACTAGTCCACAATTAGGTGGCAATTTAGACCTTCAAACCTACACCTTGAGCAATGTTTCATTAGCCAATGGTGGTTTTTACAGTAACCCTAATACGATTACCGCTGATGCAACAGTTACAACGGCAGCATTAAAGAATATGTTTTTGATGGGACAAATCTCTGTCAATGATACATATACATGGACAATCGCTGGTGACGGTGTTCTTTCTATTATCTAACTAAGGAGTAAGTTATGGCTTCAACTATTGAAGTAGACAAAATCAAACACTCCAGCGGTGTTGCTTTCACATTACCTACCGCTGATGGTTCGGCAGGACATTTATTAAAGACAAATGGTAGTGCTGTATTAAGTTTTGTAGCGGATACTGATACAGGTATTACCTCAGTTGTACAAGACACTAGCCCACAATTAGGTGGGTTTTTAGATGCTAACGGTAACTATATCCAGATGGAAAAAGGTGGTGATATTGCCTCAGCATCACCTACAGTTATAGATACAGATGGTGACTACTTTATTTGTACTGGTACTACTGGCTTTAGTGCAATGACGGTAGCAGCAGATAGACATTTCTTCCTAGAGTTTTCTGGTGTTCTAACCATGACTCACGGTGCTGGTACTCTTGATTTACCTAGTGGAGCCAATATAACTACTGCTGCTAGTGATGTAGCTGAGTTTGTTTCTACGGCATCTAATGTAGTAACTTGTGTAAACTATACAAGAGCGTCTGGTGCAGCTTTAGTCATTGCAAACGATTCTGTGAATGGGGATAAGATTGCTGATGATTCAATCGACTCTGAACATTATGTAGACGGTAGTATAGATAACGCCCACATAGCAGATAACGCTATAGATTCCGAACACTACGCAGCAGGAAGTATAGATGCGGAACATCTTGCAGTCGGTAAAGATGGTGCTTTGTCTCTTGATGCTACTCCAGACACAGACCATACCGCAAATGGCCCACAGACTAGCACATTAAACGCTGGCTATAGCTCAACCATTATGGACTTAGTGTATCTCAACGCTAATGGCAAATGGTTAGAAGCTGATGCAGATGCAACCGGCACTTCTATTAACTTGTTAGGTATGGCAATGGAGGCTAAGACAGATGGGCAAGCTATGAATGTTGCGCTGGCTGGTAGCTTTGTTCGAGATGATACTTGGAACTGGACGATAGGCGTACCACTTTATGTCAGTGGAACTATCGGGGAAATCACAGCGACTAAGCCAAGTGGTAGTGGTGATGTAGTACGCACAGTAGGCTACGCAGTCACAGCCGATATAATATTTTTTAATCCATCATCTGACTATGTAACTTTAGCTTAAGGTAAATTTATGGGAACTATATCAACGATTAATGGTGTTGCCGAGGACAATGTTGCTACTCATAACGGTGGCACAGCCTCGCTCTACAACGGTAGAAATGGGGATACATGGGTGCATTGGGAGCCAACAACGGCAACGGGCGGTAGTATTGCTACGTCAGGTAACTATAAAATTCATACCTTTACTTCTAGCGGAACCTTTGCGGTTTCATCTTCTGGTCAACCAGTGGAATACCTTGTTATTGGTTCTGGTGCATCAGGTGGTGGTGGAAATAATGGCGGTGGGGGCGGGGGAGCAGGGGCTTATCGTACCGCAACGGGGTTATCCGTGACCAACACAAGCTACTCCATCACAATTGGTGCTGGTGGGGCTACTGTCGCAAATAACACTGATGGCAACGCAGGTAATAATACAGTATTTTCCAGTATCACGAGTAATGGTGGTGGTTATGGAGGAAAGCATATAACGGCTGGTGGAGCAAGTTCTAATGGATCAGGTGGAGGGGCTGGTTCTAATGGTGGATCGGGTGGCGGTTCTGGCACATATGGAAATAACGGAGGAAATTCTAATAATGCGTATGTAGGCGGTGGAGGAGGGGGAAGTGGTAGTGCGGGTACATATGGAGGGGCGAGTGCCACTCCGTCTACACTGGCGCATGGTGGCAATGGAACTGCATCATCAATCACGGGCGGGAGTGTCACACGAGCAGGAGGTGGATCGGGGGGAGTTTATGGGTCAGCTACCGGAAATGGTGGATCGGGAGGTGGAGGAAAAGGTGGATATGCTGGTGTACATGGCACATCAGGAACAGCCAACACAGGATCGGGTGGTGGTGGAGGTGGTTATTCCGGCTGGAACTCAGGTAATGGTGGGTCAGGTGTGGTCATTTTAAAATATCAATTTCAAGCATAGGTAAATCATGAGTCATTTTGCGGAAGTAAAAGAT